GTATGCACTTGCTCACTTCCATTCCCCTCTCTTGGTTCGCCACATTGATCGACTCTCTGAGTTTGATCCATCTGTTCACGATGGCATCGTGTTCGATGACATGGCGTTCACCCATTGGCCTGTTGAAGCTCGCATACATCTATGCGATATGGCGCATGATTCCGACATCCACATCCGCTATATTATGGCTCACATTCCAAAGGGGACTAAGAGAATCTTCTCTCATAACACCGGAGATGTGTTCACCAAACCGGATGAACAAATGCCTGAGGAACAATGTAAAGCAATTCAAAGAAGAATACAACTCGTTGGTCCTTTGAATGAAAAACTTTATTAAATAGCACTTGTAATCATGTTGCTTCTACGCTGATACAATTCAGTGTAATAAACGATTTCCACCCAAATATGACAGTCTAAGTTCCCGTCCACACCTATCAAATCAATTGTCCACCACCACTGATTAGTCGGACTATTGTCTATTCCTGCAGAGAACTCTTGACTTATAATGGTCTTTTGCCCCCACACCTTTTTGGTTGCCATGAATTGTTTTCGTGTTGCAATTGACTTGCCGCTGTCTCTACTCCCCACCACCCAATTCGTCGCATACGTTTGCATGGTTTGGTCTGCATCTGAATTGGCTCTTGCAACGATACTTGCAACAACTTGGTCTGCTGTTGAATCGTTGATAACTGTAACTTTAATCTTCGAACCATGGACACGATATCTTGAGTAAAAGTCTTTCCAGCTGCTGTGTCCTGCGACTGTAGTTCCAGTTCCTGTATAATCTGGATCATAGATTGAGTTGCCTCGGTATTCATAGCTAGCAGTAGCTCCAGTGAAGTTTGCAACAAGCTGGGTGTATTTGAACTTGACAAGTTGCCTGTCTGCGAAGAGCAAGGACTTTTGTTTTCCTGTTGTAGCTCTTGAGTTCTTTCTTCTTCTCCCTGACTTCCTAAACTTTCTTCTACCATAGCTAGTTCGCTTAGTTCGACGTCGTTTGAATGACTTACGGTAAGCCATAACTGTTCTGATTCCGTACTTAATTCATTCCAAGAATATTCTGAGAATCATTTCCAGGAATTCACTAGTATTAACCGGTACGCGCCGAAGGCGCGTGTTAGCGGCGAAGCCGCGCTAGGGAACCGGGCGGAGCGTTAGCGGCGCTGTGCGCCGCGGTGGCATATATCAGTTGTGCAAAAGCCCCGCAGGGCTAACGTAGGAGCCTGCCAAAATACCAAAGTCACGCCGGCCATGTGACCGCACGTGATCGCCCCGAACTATTTCTTGAATCCCATAATTGAAAATTTCTGAACACCGGCTTAAATAAACACAGGTCGCGGTCTAGTATTACCCGCGACCTGCCGCCTACCACCTATCGCCTATGCCACAAGAAGCCCGATCCCTGCTATGGACACTCACGATCAACAACCCAGAAGCCCCCCTCAACTGGGAAGAACTCTGCCACCACCTCACCTTCCTGTTCTATCAGAAGGAATGCGGAGCGAATGGAACCCCCCACTTCCAGGGGTTCTTCAGGTGCGCTTCTCCCCAACGTTTGACAGCCCTGAAGAAATTGCCCGGATTCTCGACCGCGCACTTCGAGAAGATGAAGGGTTCAATCTCTCAAAACTTGGACTATTGCTCCAAGGCGGACACCAAGGTAGATGGACCTTGGCAACACGGAGAGATGCCGCAAGAAAAGGGGACCCGCAACGACCTTGCCCTCGCGTGCGCCACGCTCAAGGAGACCAACTCTCTTAAGCGTGTAGCTGAAGATCACCCCACTCAGTATGTTAAGTACTATCGGGGATTCCAGCAACTCCAGATGAAGATCCGCCCAACGGTTACAGAGGCTGCCTTCGCTCTTAACTCGTTCAAAGCGGATGCTCCAGTACTGGATCTTACGAAGTCCGTAGTGATCTACGGTGCCTCTGGTATCGGGAAGACTGAGTATGCACTTGCTCACTTCCATTCCCCTCTCTTGGTTCGCCACATTGATCGACTCTCTGAGTTTGATCCATCTGTTCACGATGGCATCGTGTTCGATGACATGGCGTTCACCCATTGGCCT